AATCTAGTATAGTTTGACAGCGCGTCATAAACTCATGACATAGAGTTTGTTTGCTGCCACCATTGAACTCATACACGCCACAACGAGAATGTAAAGGCTCAATGATTCTATTCTTAAAATTACATGTTAGTATGAATCTGCAGTTGTTAGCAAACTCTTCAATGAAACCACGAAGAGCTGGTTGTGTTGACTGCGGATTCAGGTAATCAGCCTCATCAAGGATCACAACCTTATAACCACCTTGAAGTGAGACAGTGCTAGCAAATTGCTTGATCTTACCACGGAGAGTGTCAATGTTACCTTCTTCGGAACCATTGATCACTATATAATCTAAATCAAGCATATTGCATAGAGCTTTGGCAACAGTTGTTTTGCCTAAGCCAGCAGAACCAGTGAACAGCATATTAGGTAACTCACTGGCTTCTACAATTTTATTGAATGTATCCTTTAAAGATTGTGGTAGAATACATTCATCTATAGTTTGAGGTCGATACTTCTCGACCCATAGAAATTGTTCCATTCATAACTCCATTACAAAAAAATATTATATCACATTTGAGCAAGAATGTAAACCTATTCGTCAGTCTCCATCGCAGCGTCTTGTTGCAAGTTCTCAACAATAGAAATGATTTGAATAGCTTGGTCGCGTAATTGACCAATAGTGGAAAGTTCTTCACCTTTAAATCCACCACGTTGTGTAACAGCGTCTACTACTGCAACAGTAGAACGTGATACGTTATTAGCGAGCTTCATTAGCTCATCATACTTTTTATCCGTCATATTATTCTCCGATTGTTGACGATTTCTCTAGAGCAATCCAGTAACTTACGTTAGTAGACTTATGCTTAAATTGGCTAATTAGTTTAGAAGAGATACTTACCTCATAATCACCCGGAATGATTTTCAAATTACCAATGTTAATTACATAATTGAACTTCTGTAAGGATATGGAGGTATGCGGAACATCTATAGAATAGGTATTTGATGTCGCATTTTCATTGTCTACCACAGAAAGCGTTAAGCCATTTTCACCTGCAGTAACTGATACTTCGTTATGACCTAATGCTGAAGCAGCACTACGCAATTTATTTAAAGTATCACCATCTAGTGTGAACTGTACTTCACATTCAGGCATATTAATATCTTTTTGTGGAGACGTAAGTGTTTCTTCTGGAGAGAAGAAATACCTAATTTTTGATCGACCACTTTGATCGCTGATAGTTACAGACTCATCAGCAAATTTAAGATTAGGTTTGTCGACCAACGATAGTACGCTTATGAACTCTTTAAGATCATAGATACCAAATTGTTGAGGGAACTCATTATCTACAATTGCAGTGGCCAATACGTTTTTAGCCTCACTAATTGTTTTGATAGTGTTACCTGATTTAATTAAAATATTCGGATTGATGTCCGAAAAGTTTTTAAGAACGTTTAACGTTTGTTCTTGTAATTCCATAATATACTCCGTGGATTAAACATTATTTATTCTACCATAGTTCACTGCAATTGTAAACCACTATGCTGCCATTTTACTAAAATTTCTTTCTTTTTTGAATTCAATCTTAGCTTCAAATTTGCCATCAAGTATTTCGCCTTTATGTGATATAACAAACACGTTAGTATCATCATCAAGTGTATACAATATCTTAAGAAGATTTTCCACACCGTCATGATCGAGCGAAGAGTCAAACGTTTCATCTAAGATAAGTAAATTAGTAGCTACTGAATTTTTCATCTTAGCGATTTGACGCCATGTAAAGAGAAGTGCTAAGTCAATACGTTGCTTTTCTCCTTCACTAAATGAATCATATGTAAATGCGTCGCGATGGCGTGAACGTATTGTTTCTTGAAATGATTCATCTAAATTAAAATGGACAAAGAAGTCTAGCACTTGTAAGTATTGATTAGTAAGCTTATTGATAGCAGGTAAATACTGTTTGATTAGTTTAGTCTTAATGCCAGTATCTTTAAGCATTTCTCCCATTACAGAATTATAATTAAACTGTTCAGATATTTCAAACTTCCGCTCTACAAATGATTCTCTTTCTTTTCTCATACCTTCACAATCATTCTTTGCTTCAGTTAAATCTGCTGCTACCTCTTTGTCTATAAACTTTTGGTACTCTGTAATAGATTTTTGTAATGAAGATATATCTTTATTGTTATCAGCTAAAGTATTTAATTTAACTCTAAGTTCTTTAGCTATATCCGTAATCTCTTGTATTTGATTCTCTAACACCATACCTTCTTCACCTAGAGATTTAGATGTAGACTTAAGTGATTTAGCTTCAGTCTTACATTCACTTAACTGGTTGGCGCGCAGATCGTCTGAGATCTCGCCTGAGCACTCCGGACAATAAACATTGGTTTCATAAAACTTAGCACGTTTAGCTACTGAAGACATTCTAGTTCGAACATCTTGCGAGTCAAGTAATAAAACCTGTCGTCTATCGTGTAGTTTCTTTAGCTTTTCTTCATTAGCTTTTATAGCATCATCTAAACCTTCACTTAAAGTATTATTATCTTCTTGTAATTTTTTTATATTTTCTTGAGATTCTGCTATCTTTAGTTCATATTCTTTTTTATTATCATCCGTCACTGCTTTTATATCGCGGATGTATTTTTCTTGTGTCTGTATCTTATTAGATTGTATGTCAATCTTATAATTTAAATCTTTTAAACTATCACGCAATACAGTTTGCTTTTCTTTTAAAAGATGATTCATTTTTGAAAATACATTAATGTCCAGAAGATCCTCGATGACATCTCTACGATGTCCACCTGCAAGCTGCATAAATGGAATGAAGGATGAGGAGCCAAGCACTACAACTTGATGGAAACTTTTATGATTAAGTTTCAAGATGTTTTGTTCGAGGATCTTCTGGTACTCCTTGGCATGCGAAGATTGATTAATCATCGTGCCATTTTTCCATATTTCGAATATACCTGGCCTAATACCACGTATAACTTTAAAACTACTTTTGCCTACATCGAATTGTACTTCAACTACACAATCTTTATTATTGATTGAGTTTATCAATTGAGGTTTATTAATGTTTCTATGTGGCTTACCAAATAACGCGAATGAAATGGCGTCAAGCATTGTTGATTTGCCAGCACCATTATGTCCTACAACTAATGTAGTCTTATTCCTATTTAAATCTATTTCTGTAAAGGTATTGCCAGTGGACAAAAAGTTTTTCCACTTAACCATTTTAAATTGTATCATGCAACTTCCAGTGCTTGTGCCTCAGTCATGAGTTCACGCATTTGGACTTTGATTTTATCTTTATCCAAATCTGTATCTACACCATCAATATACGAATCAACAATCGTAGTGGTGTCGTCAAACTCAATATCTGTGTCCTCTACATTTTCACCAATAAATTCATTAAAATTTTCTGCGATCTTCAGCTCATGAATATTCACGCTCTGTACACGATCTACAAATCTATCGAATGAAAATGCATCCTTCTTATTTACTACCACAATCTTTACAAACTTCTTTTCTAATTGTGATACATCATAACTATTATAATCTATTTTGTCGTCATTGTAAACAATTTTATGAAATAAAGTATACGGATTTTTAATTCTTTCTACTTCACGAGTTTCAGTATCGATAATATGAAAGTACTTAGGATCATGAGCATCTGACCAGAAAAACTCCATCTGCGATCCTAAATACCAGATGTTATCTCGTTTAGATCCACAATGGAAATGACCAGTAAGAACTTGTTCAAACTTATTAAATATCTTGTGGTCCATTCCATGTACGCTTTTAATACCACGCATCATTTCGAAACCATCAAGCTCTAAGTGAGCACCAAGCCAGTCGGCTTTACAATTTTCTAAGAACGTCATAGTTGACGAATTATTTTCTTGGTTAATCCATGGAACCATAGCAATCTTTAGAGAACCATATTCCATAACCTTTGGCTCCATAATGATATGCACTTCATTCATGTAATAACCTAATAATTCTTTTAGAGAATTTAAGTCATTAGTGTTTTTGTAATAAGTATCGTGGTTGCCTGGAATAATATCCATTTGCATACCAGCTTTACGCATAGGATCTAGAAAGACTTTTCTATTATGATTGAGAGCCTTAAAATTAACAAACTTACGATGATCATAGTAGTCACCCAAATGAATGATCTGCTTGATATTATGTTCTTCACAATACGGAAAAAAGACGTTACCATAGAAATCTGCTGCGTTATTTAAAAATATTTCTGAAGAGTTACGGATACCACAATGAGTATCGTTTAACACTGCTACCTTCACTTCATAAACTCCTGTAAATCTGAATCTACAATCTTAGCTCGTTTCTTTTTTTCTTTTTCCTCTTTAGCATACTGCTGAACTTCTAGATCTGAATGTCGTACCTTGTCTATTCTATCTCTAAGAGTATCAACAAAGGATCCTACTACTTGCCAACTTCCATCTGACATATCGCCATCAACAAAGTTCTCAATACCAGATCTTGTAAGATATTTTAATTTAATGTCTTGTTGCTTCTTTTCTTTTGCTATACGTCTAAGAAATGCATACCATGTTATCTGTGTAAAGTATGCAAAAGCGTTAGGCTTTCCTGTACGAGTAGCTGCAGCTATGTCATAATTCTCAACTGCTTTAAGACAATTTTCAACTGCGTCCATTACCATTTCTTCGCGATATGTATAGCGAATAAAATTAGATTTGTGAGACAAACCTTCAGCGATACTTAGAAAACACTGAGCTATATAATCTGGTACTACTGGAAGAGTTTTACCTGCGTCTTTAGCGTCATTGACTGTATGTACATAAGCTACTACGGCATTAGAAAAATCAGCGTTATTAACATAGTGGGCGCTTTTTTTATTTTTACGTGCCATATCAATTCCTTTCAATAACTATATTATATCATAGTATATCATTAATGTAAAATTTTATTTTTGCTGTTAAGCTGCGCGAATAATTAAATTAGGGGGTGTACAACCATGTAATACTGGTGTATAATAGTAGAGTACTGGCTGAGGATGGAGGTACCACTAATGTAATTTCGTACCCGGCGGTGTAAATTGTATAACGTTATCGGTTTCTTCTTCTGAGTCGTCCCACATGTCCTCATTATCCATTTTTTCTAGTTTCATCTTTAGATACTCGCGCATCTCATCATTATTTAAATTTGCAACTTCAGTTACTATCTCATCAATATTAAATTCTTTTTTCTTTTCCATCTTTTTAATTTGATTCATTGCTTCAGTATAATGCAACAATAAAGCAGCAGAAGGAGACGTTTCACCAATGATATGACCAACATTTAACACAGTTACTTCACTTACATTATCCTGAAATGACATCCATGGTTTAAACGAATAGTATCTAACACCATTATCGAAATCTTCAGCATGAAATATTTTTAGCGCATTGCGTAGTACAAGGTCGCCTTCTTCAACGATCTCTAATATTTCTGCAACTATTTCGTCGTTATTCGTTAGTTTAAACTGTTTTAAATTCATAAGTCTATTACCGATGTTGTATAATTAAATTCTTCTTTATTATATATCTTTAATCTTTCGAATGAATGTATTAAAGAAAAGTTCTTTCGTTTTAACCAACTAATATCGTCAGATATATCGTAAAGTGTTGTCTCACGCCCGTCGTCACTTTTTCGTAATCCTCTACCAATTGACTGCAATACTCGTATTTGAGATTTGCTTGGTGAGGCAAATACAATATTATGTAGGTTCCTAATATTTATACCTGTTGAAAAGGTACCTAGTGAAGCAACTACAATTGCATTCGACATACTTTCAACTATTCCTCGTATCGCTTCTCTATCTGATACGTTAGTTTCGCCTGATACAAAATACACTTTTTTGTTTTCAGATTTATCTCTTATCATATTATATAAAGGCTTACCATGTTTATCTACATAATTATATAAGACTAATGTATTACCTTTTAAATCTAATGATAAATTTCTTATGAATTTATTTCTTTTTTCGTGCGCTACAATATAATCTATTTCTTCTTGGTATGTTTGTTTACCAAAGTCTTTTCTAATTTGCTCTGGATAATTAAGAACAACTCTCTTAATAGAAAGCGGTGCTAGCGTATCATTATCTTGTAACTTCTTAGTTGTTGTGACTTTATAGATCTTGCCAAATAATCCTTGCAACACCAGTTCATGTGTCTGTGATCCATCTAGTGTGCCTGTAGTACCAAACCTGTATTCAGCTTCCGTACATTTATTCATTATATTCATTAATGATTTAGATTTAAAACCATGCACCTCATCACCAAACACACAGCCAAATTGTTCGAACCAAACCTTAGGCAACTTATATATCGATTGCCATGTGGATATAACAATAGCAGAGTCTACAGCTTTATCTTTGCCAGAATAAATTCTAT